ACTAGAAGCCATAAAGTTGGCTGACGGTTAACCCCACCACCGATTGTCCCTACCCTGGAATGATCGGTGGTTTTTCGACTTTGGTACTAAGAGACCCCTATAGAACCGAAAACCCTTGATCTATGAGAATCCGTAGTATAAGTGAGGTTCACGGACGGTGACCTTTTACTGGGGAAACCGGAGAACGGGACGGATTCGAAATCCGTTGTACCTGCAAAGGTACCCAGGGTTCGAATCCCTGTCTCTCTGCCATAGGGCCCCAGTACAACGGATGCGCGTCCCAACCTAGAGCTGGAGACGACATTATGACCTACATCTTAAGAAAACTTGAGACATCCATGACCTTAGAGGTCTGCGCGGCTGTCTGTGTCTTTGTACTACCCTTGTTCATCTTATTCTCTGGGGGTGCATAGATATGTTGATCAGTACATTTCTTGAGGAGAACGGACATTACATCTGGGGCCCTCTAGCGGAGCCTGAGACCACTACGGATCACATGAACGAAAGCATAAGTAAGATTAGGTTGTTTCTTAAGTTTAAGGATAACGCCAGTAAGCACCTCGATGAGATCAGTGGTCGTGACATTATAGACTTCACGCGCCACATGAAACGTGAGCGTGGTACGTCTGACAATACCTTGAACCACTATCGATCGGCTATAGGTGCACTGTACACCGCTGCCGTAGATTATGAGGTCATAGGTGTTGATGATCGGCCTAACTTTAAAAACAGTAAGATTAAGCTTCAGACACCTCGGTATTACAATGCTGAGGAGATTGAGTGGATTACTCACTACCTATCCACGTTTACGTCTAAGAGCGGCGTGAAGGCGCCCTGGTTAGTACACCTGTTCACAATTGCAATGTGTACTGGCATGCGTAAATCTGAGATCTGGAAGACCACTAGAGACAGCATCCGCATGCGTAAAGGTAGGATGTATATCGCTGTCATTAATACCAAGAATGGCTTTGACCGTGAGGTGCCATTGTCAGACCCTGCCATTGCAGCATTTGAGGCAGTCAACTGGCAGTTTCCACGGACAAAAGCCGGTAACTTTGCTGATGGCCACTACCGTACAGCCTGGGAAGAGATCAGAAGGAAGCTTGGCCCTGGAGACAAGATGGTGAAGTTTCACACCACTAGACATAGTGCGGCAACCACGATGGCTAACGACATGGCGGTCAATTTAGTCGTAATGGCAAAGATTTTAGGTCACAAGGATATGTCTACTACACGCCGGTATGTCCATGAAAAACATGAGGTTATTTCTGACATAGCTGATCGCTTAGGAGAGGCCCATTCAGTTATCCACAAGAAACCGGTTGACGTTCCTGTTTGCGCTAACGCAGGGTTATAGAATCATGCAGATGGATAAAAACATGAGAATGAACCCACGCGACTGTCGCCAGCGAAAGTGTACCTCGCAGATTCCAGAGTATGAGAAATTCCGGCGCCAGCGAAAGTGTACCTCGCAAATTTCAGATTATGAGAACTTTCGGACGCAGGGAAACTGGAGCACGAACTGCCAAGTCTTTAAGGCCCGCACTGAACCGCTCTGTGCATTGCCAATACCAGTTAAAGATCTGCGTATGGAACCCCCTGCATTATACTGATCACTCCTTAGATTTTAATTTAAGAAACAACTTGTACGCAATTAAGTGCGCAAGATTAAGTTTATTTTCACAGGAGAGATATTATGAATAAGAAAACTCACATAGTAAGTCGCCCAAATGGCATGGCTGTATCTGAATTTAAAAAACGGCCTCAACGCACTGCAGCTGAGGACCTCAATAGTGACCAAAACCTCGTTAGCAGTGTTGGTTTAAACACAAGTGGGGCTCTATCTGGTATTCGAGCAAGCAGCTTTCCAAACCCACCAATGGGCCCCCCAGCCTTTTCGTTTGACCACCTAAAGATTACCAAAGCCACCAGCAAACCTAAAAACATGACGTTTACCGCAGCCAAAGACTTACATTGGCAGGAATACAGACCCCCCCCTAAATAAATGCTTGTAATACAAATAGTTAACTAAGGGACCTCTCTAGATACAAACTAGGAGTGTCCTTAGCCAAATTTCTAGCATTTAAAACACGGGAGAATCTCACCATGGGATCTGATGACAAAACAATTAATGACGAACAGAGACTTTTAGAAAACGCAATGGTCAGCCGGGGCCATGAAAGACACCAAGAGCGCCAAGAGAACTTACCCGGTTCAAAACAGGAAGCTCCACACAGCGAAATAGTCCAAGCTATTCAGAAAGTAAGTGAGGTAATTACTCAGTCTATTCACGAGGACGAAGCAAGGTTTAAAAGTGGATCTGGAAAACCCTCTGTTTGGTATGAAGAATTAAAAGATCAAGATCCTCATACTCTAGCGTACTTAGGTTTGAACGTCTGTTATGATTCTGTAATTACAAACCAGACCTACGGAGCTACTTTGTGTAACATAGGCGCTCGCTTAGAAAACGAAAGATTTGCTAAGGAACTCGAAAAGCATGACAAGAGGCTTTTCAAGCGCCTAGTTGCTCAAGTTACTAAAGACCACAAGAGTGAAAGATACAGGTTCAAAGCGGCAAAGATTATCGCTGGCAAAGAAGGTTTTAAGTTAGACAAATGGTCTACAACTCTAAAGTCAGCTCTTGCCAGCCCGATAGTAAATGCCGTCTTAAAGGCTGTAGATATCTTTGTTGTGACTGAGCATGTTGTCTCCACACCTGTACCCAAAGGCCGCAAACTTAATGTAAAGACTGCACGACACATTGGCCTGACGGATGAGGCCGAGCGTCTTGTCCGTGAGAAAGCTTTTGACGCAAGCTGGGCGTCACCTATGTTCGGGCCACTTTTGGTCCCACCTAAGCCTTGGGATGCTTTTGACACAGGTGTCTATGAACATGAATTATTATCAAACATCACACCTCTAGTACGCAAGGCAAGCCATGAGCAACGAAAGGCTATCATGCACGACTTTACCAAAGGTGAGCCAGCCTATGTCACTGCCCTGAATGCCCTGCAAGCCACACCATTGACTGTCAATCGTCATGTTACTGAGGCAATCGTATGGTGCTATGAAAACAAACTGGAGCCCAATGATTTCCCAACCATGTCACCGCCCGACTACCCTGTGTACCCACAAGACCCAGAAAACCACGATGAGGGATATTTACGTCAGGTAATTAAGGATCGAAAGAAATGGCACGAAATTAAACGTGAGGCTCAAAGTAATCTTGTCGTAATGAATGAGGATATTAAAACCCTAAGACATCTCCAAGATTACGATCAGTTCTATCTCGGATGGTCTCTTGATTATCGTCAGCGTTTTTACCCGGTAAGCTTCTACAGCATGCATCGTGCCGACAGCATCCGTGCCACCTTCTTATTCGCCAAAGGCAAGGTCTTAGACAAGACAGCTCAGGGTTGGCTGATGATCCAGATTGCCAACACTTGCGATTTTGACAAGATATCAAAAGCGTCTTTAGAAGATCGTATTGATTGGGTCTTAAAGAACGAAGAAATGATCCTTGCCATAGGTAACGACTTTAGAGCGACATATAATATCTGGGCAAAGAGTGACAAACCGTTTCAGTTTCTTGCTGCCTGTCGCTGTTACCGAGACATGGTTGCAGATCCTGAAAACTATCAATGTCATCTTCCAATTTCCCTAGACGGTACATCGTCTGGTACACAACATTACTCACTGGCATCAAAGCACGAGGACGGAGCACTTGTTAACCTTGTGCCGTCAGACAGGTGCGAGGATCTGTACCAAGTTGTAGCCGACGCTGTTATTGCCCGACTGATGGTTGAAAAAGACCCAATGGCCCAAGTGTGGCTAAAGCATGGAATCACGCGCAAGACAGTAAAGAGAAATTGCATGTGTTTTGGCTATAATTCTCTCCAGCGAGGCATGGGTGACCAAATCATGGATGACCTAATGGCCCCACTGCAAAAGCAAAAGAGTTACGGAAAGATTGAAGAGCACCCGTTTGGAACCGAGCTCGAACAAATCTATTACGCCCGTTTCTTAGCCAACATCAATTATGAGGTCATTAGTGCTACTCTAAGCAGTGTAGCCACGGGCATGGCGTTTCTACAGTCATACGCTGATGCTTTGGCGAGGGAAGGTAAGTCTGTGAGATGGACAACGCCGAGCGGCTTCCCGGCAGTACAGAAGTACACAAAGTCAAAAGCCAAACGGGTCAAACTGTTTCTTTATGACCGAGATGCAAAAATGTTAAAGAAAACCCGCATCAATGTTCATGAGGATACTGACGTTGCAGACACTCGAAAAGCAAGGTCTGGGATCGCTGCAAATTGGGTTCATTCGTTAGACGCAAGCCACATGACATTGTCTATCCTTTCTGGCCTCGACAACGGCATCACCGACTTCTTTATGATCCACGATTCCTTCGGTACCTTAGGTGCGGATACATGGCAGTTTTACCACTGCATTAGGGCAACGCTCGTAGATATGTATGATGATAATTGCTACTACTCATCCTTTGCAGATGACTGTCTAGAGCGCCTAGCAGAGACTGATCCAGAGAAGCTTAGTAAGCTGGCTACAGTACCCCCCAAAGGCAACTTAGATGTCAGTGCCGTCAAAGATAGTGAGTACTGTTTCAGTTAACGAAACAAGATTTTAAGAGATTACTCCCGCCAAACTTGGGCCCCTTCGGGGGCCCTTTTTTTATGGGCGAAAGACTGAGGGACCTCTTTAGATACAAACAATAAAAGTATCGAGTTGGAAACAAAAGGAGACAGAAATGTCAAAAGTAAAATACGTCACCCCAGCGGCCAATGCGCAATATCCTTGGCTACAACCCGGACGCCCAGATACGGCGTTTGACACCGAAGGGAAGTACAAAGTTAACCTGATGATGCCAGCGGCTGAGAGCAAGGCATTAGTCGAAATGTGTAACGCTCGGAGAGATGAGATGTTTTCCGGCAAGGACATTGCAACAGCGAAGCTTCCGTTTACTATTGATGACGAAACTGGGGATGTTACCTTCAAGGTTCAGTCAAAGTTTCAGCCAAAGTATTTCGACGCAAAAGGCAACCCTATACCAGAAGCCAAGGTACCTTTGATGTACTCAGGATCAACGCTCAAAGTTTCGGGCGTTTGTGAGCATTACGTCAATGGTGCGAACAAGGGTGTGGCTATGCGCCTAGGTGCAGTCCAAGTGATTGATCCTGTGTCAAACGGAGGAGATTCTGCCGGTTCCTTTGACGCTGTTGATGGATACGAGGTCGAGGCATCTGAAACAGCGGATGATTATGACTTTTAATCCAAGGTCTACTCCGTACCTTCGCGGGTACAGGTCTGGTCTAGAGGAAAAGATCGCCGAGCAGATCGAGCAAGCTGGGCTCCCCGTGGTCTATGAAAAGGATATCATCCTCTACAAGATCCCGGAGCGAACTCATCGATACACGCCAGATTGGCGGCTCCCAAAGCCCGGTGGTTTTTTTTACGTCGAATCTAAAGGCATTTTTAATACAAAAGATCGCGCCAAATCCCTACTCTGCGTAAAGCAAAATCCGGGGCTGGATCTGAGGTTTGTATTTAGTAACCAAAATGCCCGTTTGTACAAAGGCTCACCCACAACCCACGGTAGTTGGTGTGAGAAACATGGCTTCCTGTATGCACACAAGTGGATACCCGAAGACTGGCTTGCAGAAGCCAGAAAAGGAGAGACTGGGGCGGCTTAGGTCGCCCCTTTTTTTATTTAACAACGGGAGAAAGCAAAATGACTAAAGGTCGTAAGCGAAGGATTCCAATGCGCGTTCAACACAACATTGGTCCATTTACAAAACCTCGTGAGCCATACGTCATCACTGGGCCAGCAGTGCGTAATAAGAACAAATCCGAACGGGTTCGTAAACCGAAAGCTCTGAGGGGGATGAGATAATGGCCCCAGTTGAGCAAACCGAAAGCGAGTTTGTGGCCCATGTAGAATGCGAGAAGTGTGGGTCACGGGACAACGCTGCTCTCTACAGTGATGGTCACAGCTACTGCTTTGGTTGTGGAGACTGGCAGGGCGACGGAGAGGCCCCTACAGAGCGTAAAAAGGGGGCTGCTAACCGAGAGCTCATTGATGGGCAGTTTACCGCCCTAAGGGCTCGCCGACTTACTGAGGATACATGCCGCAAGTATGGCTACACGATAGGAAAGGACAAAGATAGGCAAACTGTCCAGATTGCAACTTATCGTGACAAGAAAGGCATCCCATGCGCCCAAAAGGTCAGAACTAAAGATAAAAAGTTTTCAATAGTTGGAGACGCAAAGGCAATGACATTGTTTGGCTCACATATTTGGTCAACCGGTGGTAAATTAGTGATCGCCGAGGGCGAAATTGATTCAATGTCCATTGCACAAGTACAAAACCATCGTTGGCCCTGTGTTTCTTTAGTCAATGGGGCTCAGTCAGCTAAAAGATCAGTACTGGCTAATTACGATTATGTAACGTCGTTCAAAGAAGTAATATTGTTTTTCGACGATGATGAAAGCGGTCAAAAAGCTGCAATAGATGTAGCTGAGGCACTGCCAATCGGTCTTTGTAAAATTGCACGTATGCCTGATTATAAAGATGCCAACGAGGCGTTAGTAGACGGGAATGCAAAGGCTATTATTGATGCAATCTTTCAAGCCCGTGAGCACCGCCCTGACGGTATTGTCAGTGCAGTAGATCTGCGTGATGTTATTAGTGAGGCAGATGCAATATCACCTATCCAGTACCCATGGGAAGCTCTTAACGAAATCAGCAAAGGTATAAGACCGTCTTCCTTAGTCACCATTGCTGCCGGAAGTGGTACTGGAAAGAGTACCTTTGTCCGTGAGATCATGTACCACATACAACAGAGTGGTTTTACCTGTGGAATGATGATGTTGGAAGAGACCACAAAAAGAACGGCTCAGGGCATGGTTGGACTGCACATGGATAAAAACATCAGTGTGGATCCCGATTGCGCCACAAAGGAAGAGATAGAGTCTGCATACGACGATATGCTGAAAGACAGCCCTCTTTACTTGTTTGATCATTTTGGATCCACGGAACTCGACATTATTGTGCAGCGCATTCAGTTTATGGCCCGTGCCCTTGGTTGTCAGGTCATCTGTCTAGATCACATATCAGTGTTGGTATCGGGCATGACGGGTGCAGTCACTGATGAGAGACGGCTTGTGGATAGCCTAGTCACTCGATTACGCACTGAAGTGCAGGCACTAGGCATCTGTCTTTTAATGGTTTCCCACCTCAGGAGGCCGAGCGGTGATCTGGGACATGAACAGGGTCATAAAGTTAGATTGAACGATTTAAGATCGAGCCACTCATTAGCGCAACTCAGTGACCAAGTGCTCGGTCTCGAAATCGACAAAGAAGACCCCACAAGCGGCATGCGTAATTTAGTCATGTTAAAAAATAGACACACTGGCGAGGTCGGCCACTGTGGAACACTACAATATAACAGAACTACCGGACGGCTCACTGATGCCGACAAAAGCTTTGGGTTTTAAACCTTAAAAGCCCTCAAAATCATTACAATTAGGAGAGCAACCATGGTTAATGGTCACAGTAATAATGTGTTTGAAAACGCGCACCCAATCATTTTACGAGGGCGGTGGTTTGCTGACATCGAAACCGATGGTCTTTTAGACCAACTAACAAAGATCCACTGTATCGTGCTTAGGCACATGGACACAGATGAGGTCCAAACTTATGGCCCAGATGAAATCAAAGCTGGCCTTTTTACACTTATGCATGCGGAAGAGGTCTGTGGTCATAATTGGATTGCTTTTGATGGCCCAGCTCTAGAGAAAGTGTACCCAACTTTTACGGTACAGGGGAAGGTTACTGACACTCTAGTATTATCACGCCTGATAAAGACCATGATATATGAGGACGATATTAAACGGGACCAACTTTTTCCTTATGTTAAACCTGAAGCAATCTACAGCGATGAGGAATTTGAGGAAGACCGCAAAAACAGACTAGCGGTAATGCCGAAGAAGCTCTTTGGATCCCACGGTCTTAAGGCTTGGGGGTACCGCCTGTCTGAAAATAAAGGCGACTATGACGGGGGATGGGAAACCTTCAGCGAGTCTATGCTCACCTATTGCATCCAAGATACGCTTGTCACTAAGGCGCTGTATCAACATTTGATGGCACAGAATTTCCCTGAAGAAAGCCTTGATCTTGAGCACAGTCTTGCACACATTTGTCTACGCATTGGGAACAACGGTTGGACCTTCGATCAGGAAAAAGCCACTGCTCTTTACGCCGAACTTTGTCAGAAACGAAATGACTTACTCGTTGGGTTAGACAAATTGTTTCCACCATGGGAAGTCAGTGAGGAGTTCATACCTAAATCTAACAACGCCTCTCGCGGCTATGTTAAAGGTGAGGTGTTTATTAAGACCAAAATCGTGGAGTTCAATCCCGGTTCCCGGCGTCACATCGAAAAGTGTTTACGGGATAAGTACAACTGGAAACCATCTAAGTTTACTGCCACCGGCCACGCCCAGATCGACGAAACAACCTTGGGAGAGCTGAACTATGAAGAAGCAAAGCATCTCGCTGAATACTTCTTAATTCAAAAGCGCCTTGGACAACTTGCCGAGGGTCCAGCGGCATGGCTAAAGAAAGTCGATAAAGACGGTAAAATCAGACACACCATTGTGTCAGGTGGAACTGTATCGGGCCGTGCAGCGCATCGAAACCCCAACCTCGCAACTGTGCCAAAAACAAGTCTACCTTACGGCCAACAATGCCGGGAATTGTTCACTGTCCCTACGGGTTGGAGCCTTGTTGGCGTCGATCTTCAAGGGTTAGAGTTACGAGCTCTTGCCTCATTCTTGGATGACGGTGGTGAGTACACAAAACAGATCCTGTCTGGAGACATCCACCAGTACACAGCTGACCAAATTGGCGTCCAGAGATCAGTAGCAAAAACATTTATTTATGCACTTTGTTTTGGGGCAGGTGATACCAAGATTGGTTCAATTGTTGGTGGCAAAGCTAAAGACGGCAAAGCACTTAAGGCTAGTTTTTATAAGAACATGCCAGCATTTGCCAAGCTTCAAAACAATCTAAAACAAGCATCTAAACGGGGGCACCTCGTGGGCCTTGATGGTCGCAAACTTTACATCCGAGGCGGCGAAGAGCGGCGGCTATTGTCCCAGCTGCTTCAATCCTCTGGGGCCATCATTTGTAAGAAATGGCTTCAATTAGTGGACCAACAAATTAATGAGCAGTTTGGCCCGGAGAAGGCCTATTGCGTAGGCTGGGTGCATGACGAGCTGCAATTAGCCTGTGAAAATAAGGAAATAGCAGATGAAGTCCTCAAAATTGCAATTAAAATGGCAAGATACACAGGTGAGTATTTTAAAACTGCCTGTCCCATGGATGCCGATGGAAAAGTGGCTCGAACATGGGCTGACACCCACTGAAGTCACCCCCCAAATCGCAAACTTTATGAGCCTGTACATTACGTTGGATCGCGCTGGGCGCAAACCTTTCTCAATCAAATCTAACTTTGCACGGCGTGGGGCATTTCCTGTCGCCATTTGTGCCTCAGAAGGTCTGATTACCACCAACATTGGCGACGATGTCTACGGATCATCATGGACGTTGACTGAAGTTGGGAGAGAAACAAAAGGAGAATTAAATGAGTTACTTCAAGAGATATTTGCAACGGCCTGTGGCCGAGACCACACTGCTCATTGACGCGGATCTTTATTTATACAGGGCGTGTGCGGCATCAGAAGAGACTATTGATTGGGGCGACGACGTTTGGTCTCTTGCCACGGATCTAAAGGTCGCCAAAAAGATCTTTCAAGAATCCATCGATGCAATGTGTGAACATTTGCAAACCGGTCATTTCATTTGCTGTTTGAGCGACAGAGATAACTTTAGAAAAGATATTGACCCTGAGTACAAAGGTGGTCGCAAAAAGGTGCGTAAGCCTGTCGGTTATCCAGAGATGGTTAAGTGGGTCCAAAGTACTTTTATTTGGTACTCAGAGCCCATGCTTGAGGCAGACGATGTCATGGGCATAATGGGTACGGCTCCGGGGCATAATACTATTATATGTAGTGACGATAAAGACATGCTAAGTGTGCCCGGTAGGGTCTACAGGCCTATGTCTGGCGAGTTACTTACGATCAGTAAGGTCGAAGCTGATCTGTCTTTTCTTACCCAAGTACTGACGGGTGATCCCACGGATGGATACTCAGGGTGCAAAGGTATCGGCAAGGTGAGTGCCGCCCGAATACTTGGTCACACCCCATCCTGGAATCTCGTTGTAAATGCCTATGCAAAACAAAGTCTTAACGAAAAGTATGCCCTAACTCAGGCCAGACTAGCCCGAATACTGAGGTATTCCGATTGGGATGTTGAGAAAAATCAAATCAAACTATGGGAGCCAACCCGATGAATGTATCTTACGCATTTAAATGTCGTGGTCTTACGCCAGAACAGGAATCCGAAGTAGGCCGCGCTATGGTGGCACATGAGTTACTCATAGATCGTGGGTATTTGAACGACAGACTTAATTGTACACCCTTCCCAAACCGGACCAAGCCAGCCCTCAGCATTATTAAATGTCTCCTAGAAAAGGCCGAGCGCCACATAATCACTAGATATGAGCTGGTAAACAGGGACGGCCACGATCCAACCACAGTAGTCAATGTCTTGCGTAAGCTTGAGGCTGGCCGAGCAATCACCCAGTTTGGTGTGCTTGCGAATGGACGGAAGCTCTACCGAGTGTTCCCCCCGAACCGTGTGATCTTGGAGGAAATACTCCGTGGATGATCCTGTCAACAACCCACCGCATTACAACACGGGTTCAATTCAATGCATCGACGCCATGAAAGCCATGGCTGAGGGCTGTGAGCTGAACATATCTAACCACGCTCAATACTGTTGGCAAAACGCCTTTAAGTACTTGTGGCGCTTTCCGTACAAGAACGCTGGCCTTCAAGATCTGAGGAAGTGCCGCTTCTACCTTGACCGTTTAATTTCAGAAATAGAGGACCTAACATGACTGCTAACACAATCTCGCTCCCAACAGACTACCAAAGTTTTATTCACCAAAGCCGCTACAGCCGATTTCTTGATGATTTCGGGCGTCGGGAAACATGGGAAGAAACTGTGGATCGCTACATGTCAAACGTCGTTACTCCAGTTCTTGAGAAAAGCATGCCGTTTTATGAGGCCAGAGAGTTATCTAATGAAATCCGTGACTCTATACTTAACCTTGAAGTAATGCCCTCAATGAGATGTATGATGGCGGCTGGCCCCGGTTTATCTCGTCAGAATCTGGCCGGTTATAACTGTAGTTACACCACAGCTGACAATATTCGAGTGTTTGATGAGGTGCTCTATATCTTGATGTGTGGGACGGGAGTTGGCTTCAGCGTTGAGAAGAAATACACTCAACAGTTGCCAGATGTACCTATAGCTAAAGACGCTGATATTACCATTGTCGTAGGCGACAGCAAAGAAGGGTGGGCTGATGCATATCGTCAGCTGATTGAGGAATTGTACAGCGGCAATGTACCTAAGTGGGACGTAACTGGGGTACGCCGAGCTGGGGAGCGGTTGATGACCTTTGGTGGTCGAGCATCTGGCCCGGAGCCATTGGTCAGTCTTTTTGAACACACCGTGGCTATATTTAAAGCTGCCGGTGGACGTAAGCTCAAACCAATCGAAGTACACTCATTGTTAACAAAGGTTGCGGAGTGCATCGTCGTAGGTGGGGTACGTAGGTCAGCCCAAATATCATTAAGTGATCTGTCTGACCCAGATATGAGAGCAGCCAAGTCTGGTGAGTGGTGGAAATCTAATCCGCATTTTGCTTTGTCTAATAACTCTGTAGCATATGAGTCTACACCAAGCCGTGAAGACTTCGACAAGGAATGGAAGTCACTGGAACTTAGTGGATCAGGTGAACGCGGCATTTTTAACCGTGCAGCTGCCCAGCGCAAAGTTTTGAACGAGGGTATTAGATCAATCGGTGATTTCGGTACGAATCCTTGTTCTGAAATAGTTTTAGTCCCGCAAGGTCTTTGTAACCTAACATCAGTAGTTGCTCGATCAGATGATTGTTTCTCAGACTTAGAGCGCAAGATTAGGATTGCCAGCATCCTTGGCACCGTCCAAGCAACGCTGACATACTTTCCTTACGTCCGTCCCATTTGGAAAGAAAACACAGAAAAGGAAGCCCTCC